GGAGTATAGATGCAAGACGTGATTGATGCTATCCAGCAGTTTGGATTTCCAATCGTAGCAATGGTTGGTTTAGGTTACTTTGTATACTTTGTGTGGACTACAATAACAGAAAAGATAGACCCTGCAATCGAAGCCATGAAGATAACAATCTTACAGTTAATTGATCAGATAAGGATGTTGGACAATGATATGATTCGCTTGCAAAAGAAACTGGACACAGTTTTACAGTTGAAAGAAAATGAAAGAAGAAAAGGTAAATAATAGAGTTTCAAATGCAGTACTCGGTACTATATTTGTATTTATGGGCGTACTGTTTATATCAGAACTAAGCGCCGCAGAACTTGTACATAAGTTTGGCAACCCAAGTTTTAGTGGGATTAATCAATCCGCACACTATTTAACAATTGACGAACAAGAAAGAACAAGAAAAGACGCCCTTGCTCAAAAAGCACAGGACGCTTTAGAAGACGCTCAAAGAGAAGCAGACAATACTACTCTTGCTAAATTTTTGAGAAACTTAGAATCAAGAATCTATTCTACACTTGCAAAGGATATATCAGAATCACTTTTTGATTATAACAATCCTGGCACATTAGAGGATCCTGTAACTGGAGAAATTTGGTTAGAAGGAAATAGAATAATTTGGACAAACAATGGAGTCTCTATCACTCTAGTGGTTGAAGAATGGTTAGATGGAGTGTTGATATCTACAACAACTATCGAAATACCAGTTGGAAGCTTCGGAGGATGTTTTAGTGACTGCGCGTCTGGCTAAAGTATTAGTTCCTTTACTACTCGTGGGATGTGCTTCATTTGGCGCACCACAACAATATGATAACTGTTATAGATTTGAAGAAGGATTTAATAAAGACGTTGTAACAGGAATTGCAAAAGCAGGTACAGATAGAATGGTATGTAGAACAGGCCCTGTCATACAACCTAGTGCTACCCAACAATTACTTAATCTACCCTACCCAAACCAAAAGACAGTTGTAGCAGTATACAACTTTGGGGATAACACAGGTCAGAGAAAAGCCAGAGAGGGTATTGCTGATTTTTCTACTGCAGTAACACAAGGAGCGCATCATATTCTGATTGAAGCTTTGAGAGACGCTGGCAAAGGAAATTGGTTTGTAGTTGTAGAGAGAACTGGACTTGATGCTTTGACAAAAGAAAGACAACTTGTAAGAAGTACTTTTGAGGCTTACAACAAAGGGGCGGATGGAAAAACAATTTTAAAACCACTACTATATGCAGGAATGATTATAGAGGGTGGTATCGTTAGTTATGATACTAACGTAAGAACTGGTGGTAACGGTGCTCGATACTTAGGTATCGGTATGAAGAATCAATATCGTGAAGATGTCGTTACAGTAACATTAAGGGCTGTATTAGTTCAAACAGGCGAAGTTTTGTTAAATGTTACAACCACAAAAACTATACTATCTACTGGAGGTGGCGGGGATGTATTTAGATTCATAGAACTTGGTACAGAACTCGTGGAAATCGAAAGTGGTAGTACAGAGAACGAGGCTGTTAGCCAAGCTGTAAGAGCTGCTATTGAAGCGGCTGTATATGGTTTAGTTATGCAGGGACTCGAAAAAGAGGTTTGGGATTTTAATTACCCAAATCTGGGAGAAAACAATGAATAAGATAATTGGACTATTCGCGATATGTCTATCTCTTACAGCGTTTGCGGGTAATAATGATTTATATATTACTCAAACAGGTACAGGACTTACACTTACTATTGATCAAATAGGTGCTACTAATACAGTTGGTAAAACCGATAATAGATTTACTTTGTCAGGTACTTCAATGACAGTAGATATAGACCAGATTGGTGATACTAACACCTTCCTGGCTTCATTACTTCAAGGCAACTCATCTAGTTGGACTTATAAAGTCACAGGGGACAGTAACACTGCTACTTTAGCAGGTGGAGCTACAGGCGACATTGCTAGTTCTGACTTTGATTATATTACAATTGGAGACAGTAACAGTCTTACTTGGACTCAAGGTGCTGCAGCAACAGCTACTGGAGCCAACACTGACTTTACCATAACAGGAACTTCAAATGCCATAACAGGTACTTGTGAAGTTGTGGGTTGTATAAATAATTGGACTATTAGTGGAAATAGTAACAATATTACTACTACTCAGACAGGTTCTGCTGATCATCAGATCACAGCTACTTTGACTGGAAGTTCTAATACTGTAACTATTGACCAAACTGATACTGCAAGTACAAACGTTGCTAATATAGTATCTACTACATCAAACGGTACTATTAATGTAGACCAATGCGCGTCTGGCTGCTAATACTATTTAGTATTCCAGTCTTTACGACAGAAATCGGAGAGATATCTGAATTACGAGGTAATGGAGAAATCACTAGAGTAAACTCTACTGACTCTTTTACTGCTGAAATAGATTCAGATATCTTCTCATTCGATGATGTAAGAACAGGAAACGGAAGACTCGCGATACAGTTTCTAGATGATTCCATAGTTAAATTAACAGAACATTCAAAACTAGTCATTGATGAATATATCTTTGACCCAGACCCAAGTAAGAGTAAGATGGCTCTTAACATGGCTTCTGGAACAGCTCGATTTATTTCGGGAGCTTTTGGAAAAATTGACAAACAGAATATAACAATCAATACTCCAACAGCAACTATCGGTATTCGTGGCACAGATTTTACAACAACTGTGGACGAATTAGGCAGAAGTTTAGTTATACTACTACCAGATGAGAATGGTGATTCATCAGGAGAGATAACAGTAACTACTGCAGCAGGAGTAGAAATACTCAATGAAGCTTTTCAAGCAACAATGGTTTCAGCATGGGAACAACCACCCACACAAGCTGTAACCTTATCAAATATAACACTTGGAATGATTGACAATATGTTAATTGTTCAAAGACCTCAAGAAGTCGAAGAAGCAGTAGAAGAACAACAAGCAGGTACATCGCCTACTGCAGATTTAGACAAAGACTTCTTTGAAGAGGCTCCAGACTTAGATTGTGATGCTCTAGTAGACAAATGTGATGAAGAACAAGAAGAAGTTACAAGACTAGACATTGATTTACTAAGTATAGAGTTTCTTGTAGATTTATTAGCATTAGTAGAAACTACAAGCAAGAAAAGAGGACAAACTTCGCAATTAAATGGAGTAGAACTCGAAGGTATAATAGCAGGTTTTGATCCTGTATACCAAACATACACTTTTGTGGAAGAAGGATTAATTTACTTTGTACACGAAGGACAAAACAATTACGATATAGGTATCGATATAAATGCAGGTACTTATCTATACATAGACAATGCAGGAGTAATACTGGAGGTAAATATAAATGGTGCGGGCGATAACGTTATTATTATTAATCAGTCCCCTTAGCTTTGCTGGGGATAACTCTACTACGATTATTACAAAAGGAACGAATAATCAGATTACTACTAAGCAAATAGGAAATGGTAATGCTACTTATATTCTTTGTGGTGCAAACTCAAACGGAACTATAACAGGAGCTAACTATACATCCCATAGCTGCACAAATGCTACATGGAACAGTACTGTAACGGGCAATAGCAATACAGTTAAGATGTATACTGTATGGTCAAATAATATAGGAAACTCTTCTACTGTAACTATAGACGGTAATGATAACTATGCATACATTGACCAAGATGAAGATGATAATACAGTAACTATTACTCAAACAGGTAATGATAACCACGCAGAAGCTCTAGGCTCAGGAGACGACAATGTCTATTCAACTACTCAAACAGGAAACAATAAATATAGCAAAATATTCTTTTTCGGTGATGATTCTGATATTACTGTTAATCAGTATGGGACTGGCCAACATAATTCTTATATTTATGGAAATGGTGGTGCGCACAATAACTCGGTAAGTGTTACTCAGTATGGTAGTGGTAATAAGGATGCAGATATATTCTTTTACAACTCTGATAATGAAGTAGACTTAACACAATATGGAACAGGGGCTCACGTAGCAAATATGAAATTCTATACAACAGGATATGATGTAGATGTAACTCAACTTGGAGCTACAAATCAAACATATACCGCAACTTTCAATTGTACGGCAGACTGTACAAAAACAATATCTATTACACAACAATGAATAAATTAATATCAATACTAATTTTTATGGGACTCCTTATATGGAATCCTGGTATCATGCAAAGAGTCGAACTAATTGGTTATGACTATCTAATTATGAATACCGAACCAGTACAAAATGAAAACATTCTTATTGTAGATCTTGACGAAGAACTTCTTAAAACCTATGGAGGTTGGCCTCTTCCTAGATCACTCTACGGAGACTTAATAACATCTACAAATGCTGTAAATGGATTTACGGTTCTTATGCCGAATCCAGACTTACGTGGCAAAGATT